CGAATATATCATTAGAGAGCCTGAATAAAGTATGTTTGCTTTTGGATATGCAGCCAAAAGACCTTATAGAATTCATGGCGACGGCGGAAGAAGAAGAGTTAAAGAAGAAATATAACTTTTTGTAATTGTCCTTTATATAACTTTTGATAGTTATATTATGTAACCGAAAAGGAGTAGTTAATTGAAACGGCAAAATGACAATATTTCTTTTCCTGAGAATAAAATGGTGGAGTTTATGCGATTGTTAAAATACCATAAGTTGGGATTAATTAAAGGCTTGACAAAGCAATAGATTGTGTTGTATCGTGGATAACAGATAAGTTAATATAAGCCGCTGGGACTCGGTCCCCGAATCGGCTTGAGATGTCGTGAAAAGCATCCGATACGCTAATAAGGCGTGTTGGGTGCTTATTTTTTTGGAGGTGCAAATATATGCAGAACGTAGATACACAAGAGGTTAATACAACAGAACAGAAGATAGAAGTGTATGCGAATGATATAGAACTGTATCTACATCAGTATTGTATTGATCATGGCATTAAGGATAAGGACTTGTATACTATAGACCAGAGTAGATGGAATAGTGTATTACTGTATATCTATAAGCATGTATTTAAGCCTCTTAAAACAGATGTAGTAATGAATAATGGTAAGAGTAATATAGATTATTCAGATGGAGAACTGTTAGATAATATATGTAATATATATATAGATATGTGTTACGAATACAGCAAGGAAGTAAGTATATTAGGGTTCAGCAAATTAACAGGAATTAACCCAGATACAATATATTCATGGGCGAATGAAGAGTATAGACTCGGCTCTTCACACTCCGACATACACAAAAGGCTGAATCGAGAAAGAGAAGAGTCTTTAAGCGCCCGTCTCGTGAGCGGAAGAGGAAACCCGGTTGGAATCTTAGGCATCCTCAATCGCCACTACGGATGGAACATGGGACAGCCGCGAGGACAGGAGAAGAGGCAGACAGCCCCGGCAATACCGGTTCTAGAGCGTAAGTACCTGGAGAGCGAGGGAAAAGAGGATAAAATGCATCAAGGATTACCCGAATTTCCGGTTCCTGATAGCCTGCAAGAGGATTCATGAGAGTAGATCACACAATATGTTGTATGAATTATGAAAAGTAATACAAGATGTTGGAACAAAGTAAATCTATATAGAAAACAGTAATTTGTCGTATAGATGTATTTGGGGCTTTTAAGGAGTATGGCTGAGCGCCGGGGGTGGGGGTCTGTGAGAAACGGACCATGCGGGTAACTGAGTCCCCCAACCAGTGAAAAAATAAAAAAGGAGTATCCGTCAAATGACAATTATAAAAGCATTGGTAACGATTTTAAATATATTGATGATCGTAGTCTTAATTTCGTGTATTGTTGAAAAAGCGTGGAAACAAGATAAGGCAGTCGTAGAAAACTACGCAGAGAGCCAAATTTCCAAAAGCAACAGGGGAAGGAGGCTCTTTTTTGATTTCAGGAAGAAATAGACGAATTATAAATGCAATACAGAAACAGGAAGCGTGTTACGAGACCCTGAATGACCTTTTCGGCATGGCGAGAGCGGTGTATGAAGAAGATAATCAAGAACTTCCTTATTCGCTGAAACTGACAAAGTATGTAAAAGGTATAGCCGTGTATCTTTCGGCAGAAGAACAATTGAACGAACTGTACTGGAATGTTCTATTGTGGGAAGCAAAGTTTCTGTTTGAGAGTTTCCTGCTGTATATGGAGAAAAACCGACCTTCCGAAGAAAAATTTTACGAGCCGAGAATCAATCCGCTTAAACAAGTTGTTGATGCAATACAAGAGTTGGCAGATGATTTGCTAGACGAACTGTTTATTAATATGCCATCAAGGGTAGGAAAAACACAGATTGTAAAATTTGCGTATGTTTGGTGGGGATCCAGGAATACAGAACTTTCCAATCTGTATTCTGCATATTCCGATAAGATTACAAGCGCTTTCTATACCGGATGCATAGAACTTATGACGGATCCAACATACACTTACGGAGAGATATTTCCCGATAATAAGATTGTTAAGACAAATGGAGACGATGAAATTATTGACTTGAACCGCGTAAAGACATATCCAACGTTTACCTGCAGGAGTATCTATGGAACGTTGAATGGTTCCTGTGACTGTAATGGACTTGGAATTGCCGATGACCTGTTTAGCGGCATCGAGGAAGCGGTGAGTGTTGATCGTCAGGTTACAGTGTGGGGAAAGTTTGATAATAACTTCATGAAACGTCTAAAAAAGAAAGCGAAACTTATAAACATGGGAACTCGCTGGGCACTAGGAGATTGTCAAGGTAGACGATTGAATCTACTGGAAACAAGGGATGAGTATAAGGGCAGGCGATATAAGGTTGTTTCCATTCCTGCGCTAGATGAGAATGATGAATCAAATTTTGATTATCCTTATGATGTTGGATATTCAACTGATGATTATAAGATGTCAAGGGCATCATTTGAGGAAAATGACGATATGGCTTCATGGTATGCGCAGTGTCAGCAACAGCCAGTTGAAAGACAGGGGGCATTGTTTACAAGTGGAAGTACAAAGACGTTTAATCCGGAGTGCGATTTGCCGAAAAGTGAGCCAGATAGAATATTTATGGCAATAGATGAAGCATTTGGTGGCGGGGATTATGTATCCGGCCCTGTTTGTTATCAATGGGAAGATGACTATTATATAATGGATGTAGTTTTTGACAACGGGGACAAGAAAGTAACCCAGCCATTAGTTAGAAATATGATTCTTCAGCATAAAGTGCAGGCTGCACAGTTTGAAGAAACTAAAACAACTATGGGGTACAGGGAAGATATTGAAAAAGAATTGAAAACATTGGGGTATAGGCTAAATTCATATGGAAAGCCAGCCCCCGGAAACACGGGAAAACGAAACAGAATATTGGATAGGGCACCAGAAATACGAGAAATGTATTTTCTTGATAATAGGCACCGGTCTAAGCCATATCAAAAATTTATGCAAAATCTTTGGTCATTTAAAAAAGAAGGAAAAGTAAAACATGATGATGGACCAGACTCGATGGCACAACTTTGCATGATGAAGTATGGAACAACTGCAAAAGTAACGGCAACAAAAAATCCGTTTTCATAGGAGGAATCGAAGTGTTAAGACAGAGCAGAGAGAGCAGTTTGTGCGGATATGAACAACTGTCCATAGCAGTTGTGAGACGTGCGGCCATTGATTATGAATGGGCATTGAGAAGGCTTTTAAGGAATCCGCATGATATCCGTGCATTAAAAATGCAGAATGACTGTGAGCGATTCTTCCAGAATGAAATAGAACTATTTACAACAGTAGACGGAACGATGCTCATGAAAAGGATACAGGACAACGCAAGAAAGGGGCAGAAGGTCATTGGATAAAAAAACTTTAATGAAATATAAAGCGAATAAAAAAGAACTTGTGTTATTAGAAGTTGCAATTGATAAATTATACAAGCAATTAGAACAGGTTCAAGTAATTTCCGGAAAGGTTAAAAAATCTAGTGATGATTTTCCTTATACAGAGCAACATATAACCGTAAAAATAGAAAATCCCAAAATTGCGGATTCAATAAAGAAAAAAATACATGATAAAGAGAGTAGGCAAAATTTTTTAAGGAAAGAGCAAGCAGACGTAGAAAATTACATATATCAAATCCCAGATGGATTAATAAGGCAGATATTTGAATCTGTATATTTAGATGGAATGTCAATACAAGATGTAGGGGAGAACGTTGGATATACGAAAGGCAGAATATCGCAAATTATTTCTAAATTTTTAGAAGATTAATCAAATTAAACTGATTATTTCTTTAGAGTGTGCTATATTATAATCGAGAAAAGTGTAAAAAGCCATTGGGAAGCCGTCCCAGTGGCTTATTTTAATGCAAAAGGAAGTGTTAGAGTGCTTGGATTCGCGAGAAACCGTGTTCCGTTTTCCGAAATCTGCCATAATGCCTATGGGCGGCAGGTCATATTGAGCAATGCAGAATACATAGATCATACGAATATTGTTGAGGAAGTCGGGAAAGCATACTCTATCCACCTTAAGAACCGGACAGAGATTGATTACCTGGAGCGCTATTACAAGGGCGACCAGCCGATTTTGTACCGGACAAAGAAAGTCCGGCCGGAAATCAACAACAAAGTTGTGGAAAATCATGCTTTAGAAATTGTAGAGCATAAGGCAGCCGAAAACTTTGGCGAGCCGGTTCAGTATGTGCTTAAGGGTACTGATGAAAGTACCAAAGAAGCAAAATCCGTAGAATTGAATGACTTGAATGATTACAACGAGTTGGAAGCAAAGGATGCCATTGACATTCAAATGGCAAGGGATCGGAGCATTTGCGGCACTTCTTATAGGTTTCACTATAACCGAAAGAATTCGACTGAGGATGAAGCCCCTTACGGAATCGACCGAGAGGATCCGAAAAGCACCTTCGTTGTCTATAGTTCGGGTATCGGTCACAAAGCACTATTTTCTTGCCAAATTCGGCGGGATAAAGATAATCAGCAGTATTTCTTCATCTACACGGACAAGAAGTGGTACACCGTGCAGAATGGGAAAATCGCATCATCCGGCAGAAATGGGATAAAGAAAATCCCGGTGGTGGAGTATCCGAACAATTTTTACCGGTTATCAGACATTGAGATTGTGATTACGGTGCTGGATGCAATCAACAAAATGCAGTCTGACCGCATGAACGGTATCGAGCAGTTTATCCAGTCCTTTGTGAAGTTCTTAAATTGTGAAATGTCTGGGGAGGAATGGGAGAAACTCAGAGAAGAAGGAGCGCTTACTGTCAAATCAAATGGTAATGGTGCAAAAGCAGACGTAGAGATCATGAGTGATGAACTCGACCAGCAGCAGTCTCAGATTGCCAAGGATGATCTTTACGAAAACATGTTGATTGTGGAGGGAATGCCAGACAGGCAGGAAAATACCGGAGGCGATACCGGACAGGCGGTTGTCATGCGTAACGGCTTCTATTTTTCTGAGAAGCGGGCGGAAACTTCTGAGCCGATTTATAAGCAGTCCGAACGGGAAAGCATCAAAATCGTGCTGAATATCCTGCGGATAAAGGGATTAACTTCCCTTACACTGAAAGATATTGAAATCAAGATCACCCGTTCCAAGATGGACAACATGCAGGTCAAGGCAC